ACCCCCGCCCTGGTCTTTGCGGGCACCGCGATGACCGCCTACGCCGACTTCATCCTGGCCGCGAAGGAGCGGTAGATGATCCGACTCAAGCAGGTCTCTGGTGGCCGTCGCAATGTTACCTATCAGATAACAGGCGAATTAGGTCAGGAGCTGGCCTTTGGCGAGCTGGACCTGAAGGAGAAGGACATCAAGCTAGTTTCTCTGCTCTGGGTAATCCAGGAGAAGCTCGGGATTATCCTATCGTGGGATAAGGAGACACCAATCCTACCGATGGAGAGCAGGAATAGTGTTCGTCTGGATGTAGGTCTCACGCCGCCCGAAGGATGGGGCGGCGTGATCTATCTCTCGAGCTTTAACTTCTCTGTTCCGCCGACAGCGAGCTGGAAACATTTCTTTATTGTTCTGGACTTTGACAGGTGAGTCGTGACCACGCCGACGACTGACAACACTGGCTACTCGATCCTCTGCGGTGCAATGTGGAAGGCCTGCCTCCTCCCATCAGGGGAGGATCCTGATTCGGAGCTGATCGCCAAGTACACACGCACGCTCAACCAGCTCATCAACTTCATCATGACCCAGGGCATTCGGCTCTGGGTCCTTCAGGACACTGCCCTCCCCCTGATAGCCGGCCAGGGCCTCTACACCCTCGGCCCCGCCGGCACTAACCCGATGGTTAAGCCCACCCAAGTGGAGGACCAATACTATCTCTATTCCGCCCAGAACGGTGCCACCAAGCGCCCTGTCTTCAAGATCTCCCGCCAAGAATGGGACATGCTCTCGGTGACGAGTCAGCAGGGGCCGGTAACGCAGATATTCGTCGATCCACAACAGCTCACCCTCAATATAAATTGCTGGCTGGTGCCGGATACGAATGAAGCGACCGGCACCCTGCATCTAGTTCTGAGGAATCAGGTGGTGAACTTCGTCGGCATCACGGATGTGATGAACTTTCCGATTGAGTGGGCGCTCACCCTAGAATGGGGGCTGAGTTCACAGATCTGCCAGGGGCAGCCGGCCTCAGTGATTGCCCGTTGCGATGCGATGGCGGCCTATCATTTGGAGAAGCTCGAGGAGTGGGACTCGGAGCAGGGCACCTCCATCTTCCCGCAGCCCGATCAGCGGCTCTTCCAGGCCAAGCGATTCAGCAAGCGATGAACGCCCAAGCACCAACGATGGCGAAACCGCTGCGATGGCCGCTGGCGGTCCAGACGAGCAACCGGGGGGAGAGCTTCCTGCAGGATGCGAGGCTGGTGAATGCTTATGGGGAACAGGATCCGAACACGGGGGAGTGGGTTATTCAACAGCGAGCGGGCTACCTGCTCGACTACACGGTGGCGACTCCCTATGGGATAGGGAGCGGGCTGTATACGTTTAGCCAGCAAGGCGTGGCGCCGGCGGTCTTTTCAATCTTCAGCTCAATAGCCGCCGGCGCCTCGATGTTTAAGGATGGGGCAGCGTTTGGGACGGTAGGTGGGCTCGGGAGGATGGCACCGGGACTGCCTTATAGCTTCGTCGTCGACCAGGCCGCTGCCCCCGATCAGCACCTCATCTTCTCCAACAACCAAAGCATCTACTGGACGACCGGCGCTTCGGGATACAACCTGGCGACCACTCCCAACACAGCAGCAATCGTCCCCGGCCTCGCCTATCTGGATCAGACCATCTACTTCATGGACTACGCAGGGAACATCTGGGGGAGTAACTTCAATGATCCAACCACCTGGAATGCCCTGAATGTAGTCATAGCCAATTCGATCCCCGGCAAGCCGATCGCTCTCGCCCAGCAGCTCAACTACGTCCTCGCGCTCAAAGAGAACAGCATGGAGGTTTTCTACGATGCGGCGAACGCCGTCGGGTCGCCTCTCAGTCCGATCGCCGGCGCACTCTCCCACTACGGAGCGGTGCCTGGGACAGTCCAGGTGATTGATGATGTTGTGCTGTATGCGACTTCGAACTACTCAAACTCCCCCCAGGTGGTGAGGGTGGATAATCTGCAGATAAGCGTGATTTCGATTCCGCCGGTCGAGCGGCTGCTGGACTCAAACCCGACCTTCTCCGCCGACGACCCTGCCTACATCCCCTTCTTCTCCTGGGTGTTCAAGCTGGGAGGGCATCGATTCTACGGCCTGTCCTACACCGGGTACACGCAGAGTTCAGCCAATCTGACTCTCGTCTACGACATCGATCAGAAGCTGTGGTATCAGTGGACCGATCAGAATGGCAATTTCTGGCCGGTGATCGGGACGGCCTTCAACAGCTCGGGCCAGCACGTCCTGCAGAACTACGAGGGCGGGACGATCTGCCTCCTGGATGGTAGCTACATCTACAACACCGATAATGGGAATGCCGTCCCGGTGGAGATCTATACCCCGAACGCCGACTTCGGCACCCGCCGACGGAAGGTCCTCCATCGGATGTACTTCAACGCCGACCAGGTGCAGGCGCAGCTCTTGGTGAGCCACTCCGACGACGACTACAAGCACTGGAGTGTGGCGCGGACTTGCAATCTCAACAAGCGGACGCCCTATATTGATAGCGAGGGCACCTTCACTCGGCGCGCATATCATTTTAAGAAGCAGGCGGCGACGCCCTTCCGGCTGCGCTCGGTCGACCTCCAGCTGGACTTCGGTACAATCTAATGCAGCAAGCACCAAACATCCGGGAGCCGATCGCAGACGGCAACGGGAGAGTGACTAACCGCTGGTGGACCTGGTTCAACGGTCTCATCCCAGCCAAGACCTTCTCCGGGACGATCACGACAGCGAAGCTCACCTCCGGCGGCTCGAACGGCTCGATGGTTTTTCAGAATGGAATCCTGGTCTCGCAAACGGCGGCGACCTAGGGGGATAGAATGTCAGTTCCTCCGCAGATGATGACCGGCACGATGGGGATGGGCAACACTGGAGTTGTTGCCAACTCGGGCGGCGCAGCCAATATCGGCGGCACCGGCGGGGATATATCCACTGCCCTCGGCCTCGGGGCGAACATCTATGGGATCTCGAATAGCATCAACTTGATGCAGGAGGCCCAGACTGCCTTCAATCAGTCCAATCCGATGGGGGCCTATCGGCCGACCTATGCCGCCGACCTGCTCAATCTGATCCAGAACCCCAGCTCGATAACGAGCCTCCCCGGCTATCAGTTTCAGATGGGACAGGGTGTGCAGGCGATCGACCGGAGCGCGGCAGCGCCGGGCGGTACGGGCTTTGGGTCGGGCGCTGAGGGCGCTGCCCTGACCCAATTCGGCCAAGGCCTCGCCAGCAATTTCTACAACCAGCAGGTGGGCGTCCTCGGGAACCTCGCCGGCGCGGGGATAAGCCCGACTGGGATGACGGGGGCGATAAATGCCCAGGGCGGTGCAGCCTCCGGCTTTGGCAGCAACATCGCCGGCCTCGGCAACAACCTCGGGAATGCCTACAACACCGTGAGCGGGTGGATGAACCCGGTGAGTACCTCGAGCCTGGATTGGGGAGGGACCTATTCCGGGCTGGACTCATCCACAGGGGCGCTGGCTGCCAGCCAGGGCGCGGATATCTCGGGTGGGATTGATGCTGGGATCTCGGGGGCGAGCGCCGCCGGAGGTGCGGCATCGGATGTCGGAGACCTCTCCGACTTGTTCGGTTTTAGCGCCGCTGGCGGGGAAGCCGCCACCGGAGGAGCAGCCGCCGGAGGCGGGACGCTGGGAGGGAGCCTAGCGACACCCGGGGTGGTAGGGTCGCTGGCAGCCCCAGGAGCGGCGGCAGGGACGGAGGTAGGAGGGGATGTGGCTGTAGCGAGTGATGCAGGGGCGGCGGCGGGAGGGACGGATGCGGCGGCGGGACTGGGTGGAGCGGCAGCAGGGGCATTGTTTGGAGGGATTGCAATTGGAGGGATAATCGGGATGGGGCTTCTGGATGCGAAGCAGTCGGAAGTGTCCCCGGTTAGCCTATACAATATGAACATGAATGACGCAGCGAGCCTAGCCCAGATCTCGGGGAACATCTCCGCCGGCAGGGCCGGGCCGTATGGATCGAGCCTGGTCTATCTGGGGGATGGAAGCAGCCCCGCGATGGACGCCCTCACCCAGGGAGCCGGCCCGACCATGGCGGATATTCGAGGGGCGAACTCTGGCGTGACTCCTCTCACCCCCCAGCAGGTCGCCGCCAGTCTCGCCCAGGAATCCACCTCCTACAAGAACCTCGCTCAGTACGATCTGGCGAACAACATCTGGGGATAGTATGCCAAGCATCGGCTCTGTGACGGAAGGGTATGTTGGGGCGCAGCTGGATTTGCAGCAGGTGCAGCTCAACCAGGCGAAGCTGGAGATGGCGCCGATTGAGCTGGCAAAGGAACAGATTGCCCTACAGCAGGATAAGATGCAGCTCGCCCAGCAGACGAAGATGTTGAGTCTTATGCAGAATCTGAAGCCTCCTTCGGAGGCCGATACGCCGGATCAGGTGGCGGGGGTGCTGAGCCAGATCTCGATGATCCAGGCGGAAGCGGGGCTGCCGGACGCCGCGGCCAAGACCGCCGGCGAAGCCGCTTCGATCCTGAACAAATCGTCCCAGATCGACTATCGCTCCTGGAGGATGCAGAATGATCGGCTGAGCAAGTTCGCCAATGTGCTGTCGAGCGTGCCGGATTCGCCCCAGGGCTTTGCCCTGGCGATACAGACGATGGCGGCGGAGGACCCAGGGGTGGCGAAGGATCCGAGGTTTCTGAGCATCGCCCGGCAACCTTGGAGGCCGGGGTTAATTGAGCAGCTGCAGTCGAGCGTCCAGACGGCCAAGGATAAAGCGGAGGTGAAACTGAAGGCAGCGCAGGAGGCCCACGCGAGATCGAGCACGGTAGTGGATCAGCACAGGGTGGGACTGATTGATGCGCAGAAGGACGCTACCCGAGACCGGGATAAGCGATTGGAGAAGGAGGGTGCGCTGGTCGTTAAGGCTAGCCAGCTGAAGGCCATCACCGATCAAGCGGATCGAGACTTCCAGGGAGTGGATGAGAATGACATTCGAGTTCGCTCCCGCCCACTGGCGGAAGAGATGGTGAAGCTGATGCGGGAGCAGCACCTTACCGAGAGCGAGGCGGCGGTGCGGGTCTACCAGCGGGCGAAGAAGGATGGTATCTTCAATGGGCTGCGAGTCCCGCCGACGATCGCAGGGTCGAAGCCCATAAAGCCCCTCCCGAAGCCCGACAAGCCTTCTCAGCTGAAGGACAACCAGTGGTATATGATTAAGGGCCAGCCCCAGCTCTATATGGATAATCAGTTCTATTCGCAGGAGGACGTAAGGCAGATGAGCCAGGACGAGAAGGACGCACTGGGGATGGAAGACGAGGACGAGCCCGATGCCGATTAGTGTGGAAGAGGCCTTTGATACGCAGCCGGCAACGCCGCCGCCCGTGCCGGTGAAGCCGAAACGGCTTGGGATGAGCGTGGAGGAGGCCTTTAAGGATGAAGCTCCGAAGCCCCCTTCGGCTCTGGATAAGACCAAGGCCGCCCTTGCGCCGGCGGTGGCGAGGATTAAACAGGCGGCGAATTGGGAAGGCCAAGGGCTTGCCGTCGGCCTCCACGAGATGACTCGGCAGATTCATTCAGCCCTGGATCAGGTGAAGGAGGATCTCAGGACGCCCGACGCCGAGTCCATGCCCCTGCATGGGTTGAAGACAGCCTGGGATGGGCTGAATGCGCTGTGGTCGCCCGCGAGCGCGCTGGTGGATGTGGCAGTAGCGCAGCCGATCAACAAAGCGATCGAGAAGGTGGGCGGGTTTATCGAGAAGTACGCTGCAGAAGGGGAAGGCGGCGGATGGAAGGTGCATAAGCAGGATATCAAGAACTCTGTGGAGAACCTCCAAGAACTAACCTCGGCGGCGACACAGGCGAGCCTCTCGCTGATGGGAGGGAAGGGGACGAGAGGGATTGAGATACCGCCGGAGCGAGCTGCGGCTGTGGCTCGGACGGCCCTGCAGGCAGTGCAGGAGGTGGCGAAGCCCTCCCAGCCCAAGCTCACTCCCATCGCGGCGGGGCTGGATAAGACCGCCGGCTTCGGCAGGATCACGGATAAGGTCGGGCCGGTTTACAATAGCCTGCCGAATGGAACTACCCGCTCCGCAGCTGCCGTCCTCGGTGACATGATTCCCCATGCCGAGGGATACGCCAAGGGCTTCTTGGAGAAGCTCCAGGAGCACGTCGATCCGAATGTGCCGGTGCGGTTTAAGAAGCAAGCCGGCTCCGCCGCCGATAGCCTCGGCGTCTACCTCCCCAGCCAGCACGCCGTCGAGATCAAGATGGGTGAGCCCGAGATCATCCACACGGCTGTGCATGAGATCGTCCACTCCGCTACCATCAACATGATGGACACGCTGATTGAACGAGACATCAAAGCGATGGCGGCGGAGAAGGGCCGAGAATTGACCCCGAGTGAGAAGCTCCTGATCGTCAATCGGCCCTCTTCCCCCGTGCTGAAGGAACTGGATCAGATCATCAAAGAAGCCCGTGTGCGGGCACAGAAGGCTGGGAGGGAGTTCTACGGGCTGGAGGGGGATAGGTCGAAGCGGAACACTGCCAGTGCCGCCGGCGGTATCGCCTACGCGAGGATGTCTCCCCGGTATGAGTTCGTAGCGGAGGCGTTCTCAAACCCCGACTTCCAGGAATTCCTCGCCAATTCGGAGAAGTACGCTTCGGCCGGGTATCGCTTTAAGAATATGATGAGCCAGTTCGGGGCTCTGCTGGCGCGCCACTTCGGGATGCAGCCGGGGGAGACGAATCTGCTCCATCATGCGATGCGGGTTGGGACGCAGCTTATCAAGATGCAATCCGAGGAGAAGCCGGCTAGCAGCCGCTCCATCATGGAGGTCGTGGCGAAAACCTCAGACGGCGCTAACATCACCAGAGGAGACATCAATCGTGCGACAGTTGAGATCGGCCGACTTGTTGATCCGAAAGACCTTCGTCGCGCCAAGACCTCCCTCGCGATCTCGGTCGAGCAACTCCTCAGGACGTTCGCTCCCGAAGCGATCGGGGCTCGAGCCAAGCTCGCCGCCGCCACAGTTGCTAGCCGCATTACCGAGCAAATGCAGAAGGAGGCCCTCTGGCGCCACGGGTCTCGGACCAGGCTGAAGTTCTGGAGGGGGAGGCCGGACTGGACGAAGGAATTCATCGCCAGGTTCGAGCGGGGAGAGAACTTCTCCGATCCGATCTTGGCGAAGCTGGCGGCGAAGTACAGGGATTGGAGTGGGAAGATCGCGGAGAATGATAAGAAGCTCGGGTTCGACTACGAGCCGAGGGATAATTACCTGTATCATGTATTCGAGGATTCGGAGGGGGTCTCGAACTACTTCACGAAGAAGTATGGGTCGAAGTGGGGCGATCCAGGGTTTATCAAGGATCGCAGCTTCGACCTCTACAAAGAGGCGGTTGCAGCGGGGTTCCGGCCGAGGTTCGACAATCCCGAGGACATCATGCTGGCTCGGCAGCACGCCTCGGATATAGCAGAGATGCATATCGGCATCCTGAATGATCTGGCGAGCTATGGGCTGGCTACTCGGAAGATCGAGGGGGGCGAGAGGCTCGTCAAGGAACTTGACTCCGAAGGGAAGATGAGCTTTCGGATTGAGAAGACTGAGGGGACGGAACGGCCGGAGGGGACGGTTCGCTACCGAGCACCGAATGGGGATGTGTTCTGGGTGGATCAGCAAGCGGATGCTATCCTGGATAATGCTTTCAAATCGAAGAGCCTCTGGGCGGATCAAGGGCTGGTAGGGACGGGATTCCGGGGGATGATGAGTCTGAAGAATGCACTCGTGCCGATCCGGCTGGCACTGTCTCTGTTCCACCCGCTGCACATCCTGGGCATCGATATGGCCGCCGGCATGACGCGGGGACTGACAGGCCTCCTATCGGGGTCCGTGCCGGTCCACCGCGCGCTAGGGGAGATGTTGGCGTCCGGGTTGGGGTATCGGCCCCTTTCGGAATTGCCCGGCGTGCGGGCCGTTACGAACCCGCCGGGGTGGCGAGTTCTCCAGGCACTGCGTGGGAAGATTCCGAAGGAGAAATTAACCCCGAATGATACGAAGGCGCTCGAAACCCTGATCGAGATGGGGGTTTCGCCGGAGATGTCTGCGCAGTACAAGTCGAATGCGAGGGTGAACTTCATGAACGCCCTGACGGATGCGAGGGCGAACTTCAGGCAGGGCCATCCGATCGGGCTCGCCGGCGACCTCACCCGAGCCACCTGGCATCTGCCCTGGGCCATGATCAGCGCAATGTCGAAGCCGATCTTCGAGGAGTGGATTCCTGCACTCAAGGCAGCCTCTGCGCTGAAGGATGCCAAGAACCTCCTGGCTCGCAACCCCGAGCTGGTGGAGAATCCTGCCCAGAGGCATCTGGCGATGCGGAAGCTGGGGAAGAGTGTGGAGAATCGCTACGGAGAGATGAACTACAACACCCTGTTCTGGAAGCGATGGATGAAGGATCTGGCGGTGATGGATACGCTGAGTCTAGGATGGCAGTTAGGATTCATCCGCGAATACGGCGGCGGGGCGATGGACCTCGGCCAGTGGGCTACCCAGGGAGGGAAGCTGAAGCGCATCAAGGAAGGGCAGCTGGACCGGCCAATCTTCGTCGCCTCCTACACGACCCTCGGAGCAGGGGTGGCTGGGCTCATGACCTATGCTATGACAGGGAAACAGCCCTCGAGCCTGCTGGACTATATTGATCCACAAACGGGAGAGACGAACCCAGATGGCTCGCCCCAGCGAGTCACCACAATGTTCTACTCGCGCGAGTTTGCCTCCCTGTATAAGCACATCCAGAATGAAGGGATGACGCAGGGAGTATCAGACCTCGTGCTCAATAAGGGCTCGGGGCTGTTTGGGCTGATGCATGAGTGGGCGACTGGAGTGAATGGGTTCGGGCAGGAGATTCGTGACCCAGATTCGGACGCCTTCAAGAAACTCGAACAGACCCTCGCCTATACGTTCTCGGATCTCGAGCCGATCTCGATGCGGGCGATGCAGGAGAATGTGACGGATAAGCCGGTTAAGGCAGGAGCGTTGTCCGTCCTTGGCTTCACCCCTGCTCCGAAGTACCTCACTGAGTCGAAGACGGATGCTGACATCAAGACAGCGTTCCGCAACTACGTTGCGCCGAAGGAGACACCCTTTGAGAAGGCAGAGTACTCTAAAGAATACTCGCAATTGAGGGAGGCTTATCAGAGCGGTTCGGACAAGTACGGAGATCTGCTGGATAAGATTGTGGAGCAGAATGAACTCTCTGGATCGGATCAGCGGAGATTGATCCGAAGCCTCAACTCGGGGTTGCCGGCGACTACGAGGATGTTTATGCGCCTTCCCTGGCAGGAACAGATCAAGGTTCTGAATCATGCCACGCCGGAGGAGGTGGATGCCCTCCTCCCCCACGCCAATCGCCAGCACGTCCGCAACTCCTGGACTCCACCTCAATGAGAGTCTTCGTCATGGATAACGCCGGCGAGGGGACTGGCCTCGACATCGCCCTCCGCGCCCAGGACGCCGACCATGAGGTCCGCATGTGGTTGCCTCCCTTCCTCGGCTCTGGCTTGCCCCGGCCGTACGGGGATGGTATGATAGAGAAACCTCGAGAGTGGCGGCCGTCGATGGATTGGGCTGAGCTGATCATACTGACAGGGAACACTGTCTTCATGAGCGAGCTGGCGGAGTACTTTGGGAAGGGATATCCGATCTTTGGCTCGAACCCGAAGGCCACCCTGCTCGAGACGGAGCGGGAGCTGGGGCAGCAGGTCCTCGAGAGCGCCGGCGTGGAGACTATCCCCTACACAGTTGTGACCTCGCCCGAGGAAGCGGTTGAGCTAGTCATCAAGACAGGCAAGGCCTACGCGATGAAGCCCTGGGGCGGGGAAGCCGACAAGCACATGACTTATGTGGCCAGCACCGCCGACGATGCCATCTTCACCCTCCTGCGTTGGCGCAAGGAGGGCAAGTTCAAGGGCCGGCTGATGATGCAGGAGAAGGTGGAGGGAGTGGAGGTGGGGATCTCGGGGATGTTCGGTCCTGGTGGATGGTGCAAAGCATTGGAGGAATCGTTCGAGCACAAGAAGTTCTTGAACGACGACCTCGGGGAGAACACTGGTGAGATGGGGACAGTTATCCGTCATGTGGTCAAGAGCAAGCTCTTCGACGCTGTGCTGGAACCGATCGGGGACTACCTACACAGCGTTAACTATGTTGGGGATTGTTCCATTAACTGCATGGTCGACAAGAAGGGCACGGCGTGGCCGCTTGAATTCACCATGCGGTTGGGCTGGCCTGACTTCTGCATCCGGCAGGCGGTTGTGCTCAAAGACCCTGTACAGTGGATGGGCGACCTCATCGCCGGCGGGGATACGCTCAGGGTCTCGATGGATATTGCGGTCGGGGTGGTGCTGACGCATGGGGACTTTCCGAGGGGCGGTCCATCCGACTCCCGACCGAAGGACACTCTGGATACCTGGGTGGGCTATCCAATCTATGGAGTCTCCGAGCGGGTCGAGAAGAACATCCACTGGCAACAGGCTAAGATGGGCCGAGTGCCGATGCTGATCAATGATCAGGTGGAGCAGATGCCGATGCCTTGCACTGCTGGGAACTATCCCTTGGTTGTCACTGGCACGGGGAAGACTGTGAAGCAGGCGGCAGACGCGGCCTATGCAATAGCTTGGGGGCTGAAGATGCCCTCCAACACTATGTTCCGCACCGACATCGGGAGCCGGCTCGAGGCTGAGCTGAAGATGCTCCAGAAGCACGACTTCGTGGAGGGGATGAAGTATGAGTAGGCTGGCACGCGGCCCATACGATTACTATCGTCCCGGCGATTGGAATATCATCTGTTCGATATGTGGGACGAAGCTGAAGTTCGGCGATGCCGTCCAGAACTGGCAGGGGCAATGGCGGCATGTCAGGTGTAATGAAGAGCGTCCTCCACAAGACTTTGTGCACAGCATCAACAGCCGAGAGATGGCTATCCCTGTCGTCCAGAAGATGGGAGAGATTGATGTGCAGATTTGTACCTTCAACGGGATCTCAGCTATCCCAGGCTATGCCCTGCCGGGCTGCTCCATTCCAGGTAGGACTATCATCGACCCGCTTAATCCGCCAACCGAACTAGGATAAGATAATGGGCTACCCACAGAACTTTGTGAGCCAGAGCGGGCCGGCGATCTCAGCGACATGGCTGAACGCTCTGGATGTACTGGCCAATAGCCCGGCGGCGCTGGATGGGGCGCAGACTGTCGAGCAGATCTTGGTTGCTCTTGGCCTCACCCCAGCGGATCTAGTGACAATCCTAGCCGCCGAGGGTATAGTCCCGGCGACCGCGCAGGGCATAGGGGCGCTTCTCTATCCTCAGACAGCCGCCGAGGATACCGCCGGCGTCATTCCTACTAACTTCCAATATCCTCCTGGTTATCCCGAGCGGTATATTGCAGCTGGATTTACCTACGCTACCAACACTGCTGGTAATGGAGGGACAGATTTCGCTCCGGCAATAAACACAGCCCTAGGCATCATAGGACAGCCTTGCTATCTCGGCGCTAATTACTACGCAATTAAGAGTCAGCTACAGTTCCCTCCTGCCGCCGCCCTCTTGGGTGCTGGAATGTGGATGTCCAACCTGTGCTGTGTGGCTTCCGGCTGGACCAGCTCCCACGTGATGGTTGATACAGGTAACGCGGCGAAGATTGTAATCAAGAACCTTGGCGTCTATGGCAATAATATTACTGCTGATGGTATCAATCTCGGGAACAACTCTGTTGCCTTCGGAACTGGCGGCACTATTGATCAGGTCTATATCGCTAATGTCTCGAAGGCCGCGCTCAACCTAACAACCAACGTCGCGGACCTAGGAACGCTCTATTTCAACACGGTTGGGGGAGTGCAGGTCCTGGGCTCGGGGACGCACATTGATAACCTCTCTGTCGTCGGCGCGACTGGCGTGCTGGATGTTAATAGTAATCTGACAGCCTGCTACCTCGGTGACATCCACGTTGCTGATCTAGAGATTGAGGCGCCGGCGAGTGGGATTATCTTCCTCACCGTGAATGGCGCGACTCGGATAGACGCCCTCTGGTCTGGCCTGCTCGCGAGTGCGACTTACACCGAGTTGATCTATGTCACGAGCAACGCAGAAAACTGGCGGGTGAACATCCCAGCAATCTATTATGGCGGCTCAAGCGGAACCTATGGTCAATACAGCCACGTATTTTATGATCAGAGCGCGGGGGTCTTTTTCGGTAACGGTTCGAATCCCTCAAGCGCGGCTGCCTCGCAGACTGGTATAGGTGATTATGGCTACAGCCAATACGTGCAGGGGCCTACGCTAGCGGTGAAGAAACAGCCGATTCAGGGCTTCTCTCTACAGATCAACAATAGCTCTGGCACGCTGCAGCATCGTATCTCAGCGGTGGGAAATAACGGCACGGCGAGTAACTTCGTATCCGCGATCGGCGGTGCGAGCGCTGCTTATACGAATACGCCGACGGGTACTGACTCTACCACGGCGTTTGCAGGAGGCGGAAAAATCAGTTCTGCCGCACCGTCACTGTTCCTTATCAACAGCGGTAATTCCGGGATCTCGGGCGGGGAGGAATCGGATGGTGACTGTCTAGTGCTGGCCGCTATTGGTTCGGTGAATATTTCAGGAGGCACTATCCCGTATACGGTGCAGGCGTCCTATACTTCGGTGGATGTTAATGGGACGACGCAGCTGTGGCTCGCCTTGCAGCTCCTGAATGGATTCACGGGCGCTGCAGCTAGCTGGGCCACGGTACTGGGTAGCTCAGGCAACAATATCGTTGTGAATGTTCTGGGCTTTGTGGCATGAGCGCTCTCCAGGAAGAATTTGCCCAGTCGGCGGCGAGGCTGATTCAGTACGCGGCTGAGATGGGCTATGGGGTGACGCTTGGAGAGGCCTGGCGAACGCCAGAGCAGGCGGCGGTGGATGCAGCGAAGGGAATTGGGGTGGCGGATAGCCTCCATACTGAGAGGCTCGCCATCGACCTCAACCTCTTCATCGCCGGCGAGTACGAAGCGGACGACTCAAGCGGCTGCTACCGGATACTGGGAGTGTGGTGGAAGAACCTTGGGCCGAACTACAGGTGGGGAGGCGATTTCAAGATCGTCGATCTCGACCACTATTCGCTGTCGCCGGATGGAGTCCGAGGATGATCTCCCGCGATCCGAATGGCGAGCACTGGACGCTGGGGACGCTGCGGCTGTATTTGGAAGCGTTAATAACCGGCATAAAGGACACCGTCAAGGCGCTCGCCGACCGTTGTGACGATAAGTTCGTCGCGATAGAGAAGGCGGTGGCCGCCGCGCTGGCCGCTGCAGACCGCGCGACCACCAAGGCCGAAGCGGCCAGTGACAAGCGTTTCGAGGGAGTGAACGAGTTCCGTAAGTCCCTCGACGACAACAACCGACTGCAGATGCCTCGGCTGGAGACAGAGGCTTTGGTGAAGGGATTACGAGAAAGGATTGAGAAGCTGGAGACCAGGAAGGAAGCTGAATCAGGTCGGACGGCAGGGATTAAGGATAGCGCTGCGATAGTCGTCTCTATCATTTCCCTCCTCGCAACCATCATTATGGGCGCGTTCTATCTCGCACACTTCGGGAGCAGGCCATGAATGACGCCGATCGCTGGCTTGCCAAGGCCCAGATAGGACTGGCGTTCTTCTTCTCTGTCTTCGTGTTTGCGTTGGTGTTCTCGCTGATCTATTATCGGAGCCAGATGTCCAGTGTGGAAGTTACGATTCTCACGAGTCTAACGAGTGTGCTGGCTACGATCCTGACGCTGCAGATGAATTTCTTCTTCGCCCGAACGAGGCCGGCAGCGCTACCGGACCCGACTCCGCCCGCGCCCGGAACGACTGTTACTACGACGACTGCCCCTCTCACCCCGCCGCCGACAGTCACCACAACGGTGACGCCCCCTTTAGCTCAACCATCGGAGAACCATACATGAGTACGACTGGTCTAAGTCAATTCTTTGATTCGATCTTCGCTGCTGCGCGGGCTGGGCTCGCCGCTAGCGTGCTGCCACCCCTCGGAGTGTTCTTCCAGAACACAGTGAAGCTGGACCCGCTTCTCAGTCCGGGAGACGCGATCGCTTGGGTAGCGCAGGTGGACCTTCTGCGGAGCGCAGTGATGGCAAACCTCACGACGGCGCTGCCAGCGGAGCTTATCCAACTGAACCAAACCTTCTCGAATGAGATCCAGGCCGCTCTCACCAAGTGGCTCACCCCGCCGCCGGCTCCGGCTCCGGTTGCTGCGGCCGCTCACCCCGCCGGTTAATAAAGGAGATGAAAGATGGCTGACCCAACCACACCGGCACCGCCGGCGGTTTCGACAGAGCTTGCTCTCGCCTCGCTCATCGCGGCGCTGATGGCAGGGACGCCAGTAGGTGTCTCGAATGCAGAGAAGTACGCAATGGCCTGGTACAAGGCGACAGGGAAGAAACTGTTGACTGATACGAATCAGGCGGAGAAGAAAGCGATTGCGGATGCTCAGACAGCAGCGGAGAACAAGGCGGCTGCGGATGCAAAGGCCGCCGGCGATGCTGCGATTGCGAAGGCTGCGCAGGAGACCGCAGCGAAGAAGGCTGCGGCTGATGCAGCGGCTGCGAAGGCTGCGGCTCCGCCGCCGGCCCCAATTCCCTCACCCACCCCGGCGCCTCCGCCGGCAGCATGAAAGGAGTCTATGTGGATCACTGACCAACTAGATCGGATAGAAGGAAAGATCGACACTCTTTTGGAGGAGTTACGTAAAATGTCTGTATCAATCTCTGCGAATCTTCAGGCTCTCATGACCCAAGTGGCTCAGAACACCAGCGTCGAGGGATCAGCTGTGACGCTCATCCAGGGGCTCGTGGCTGAGATCAACAACGCCGTCGGCTCGGGTGACGACGCGGCGCTGCCGGCCTTGACGGCATCCCTCAGCCAGTCGGCGACTGCGCTGGCGGCTGCGGTTGCAGCCAACACCCCGGCTCCGACGGCAGTGGCAGCTGCAGCCAAGGTCGCCTCGGCGAAGGTAGTGAACTAAGAAGGAAAGCGTGGCTCAACTACGCTGGCAATTCGTACTGGGCGATGACCTGGCCTCTCGGGTCATCGCCTGGTACGGTCAGGGCTATGGAGGGTATAGCCATGTGGACTTCCTGCTGCCGGGAGGGGGGTGTCTGGGAGCCCGCTCGGACCGCATTGCAGGCTTGCCGCCGGGAGTACAACTCCGCCCGAATGGCTATGAGAAGTGGGCGGCGAGGAAGGTGCTGAGCCTGGACTGTACGGAGGAGCAGCTTGAGGCAGCGGTTCGTTTTGAAGCGGAGCAGATTGGAGATCCCTATGATAAGAGAGACATCCTGGGCTTGTTGATCGGCCGCCCCATCTCGAGCGGGAGTGGATATTGGATCTGCTCCGCTTTGCAGCTGGCGATGGTGAGGGAGATTGGCCTGCTGCCTAACCTATTAGTAACCCCCCAGCAATGCCCGCCGAACATGCTGGCTGCCTGTCTGGAATCAATCGGCGCTGTAGGAGTTTAGCCATGTCAGCATCAATCGGTATTGAGTTCTTCTTCTTGATTGCAGCCGGAGTTTGTGCGGTTATTAGCTTCCAGAGCGTACGCCGCCCGATCCTTCTACCCCTCTCGGTAGTCTTGGTAATCGTAGCGATTATGATTGGTCATGCAGGAGGGTTTCAGCGATGAAACGCCTAATAGCATTCCTGGCGGCGCTGCTCCTCAGCACAGCCACTCTGGCAGCAACCACTCCGAAGGTGGTGGCAAAAGCAGCCGCCGCCGCAACCACGGTAAACGCCAGCGCTACGCTTAGCTGGCCTGCGGTTACGATTGGGACGAACGGAGCGACGCTCTCCGGTGTGACCTACAATGTCTGGGATGGGAATATCGCCGCCGGCGGGACCTGTACCGCCAGTAGCATGACCCAGGTCGCCAGCGGCATAACCGCCCTCACCGACACGATTCCCCTGTCGAATATGACTTCAGGGACGATCGAGTGCTTCGCCGTATCGGCGTCGGCGGGAGGGCAGACTGGGGCGCTCAGCAATATCGTCCCTTATACGATTCCCACAGTCATTACCCTCCCCGACGCCACCACCCTCTCAATCACGGTAGTGGTCTCCAGCCCTTAGTTCTCCTGAAACCCCAGGTCTCCCGAGGCTGGCCACTTGGCCTCGGGATGGCCTTCAGCCATCTTGGCCGCGTTGACCCGCTTGGCGATCTCCATCGGGGTCTCGCGGACGACGAAGACGGTGAAACCCTGGGGTCCCTGGACGCCGGTGAGCATCTGGGTGAGGAGCATGTTCTTGGCGTCCTTCTTGCAGGCGAGGACGAGGTTGGACTCGATCGTGGCGATCAGGCCGGAGACGTCGTCGGTGTAGCAGATCTGCATGGTTATGTCCTCATGTTATATGCGGTATAATGTGTGTGGGTTTACGGACGCTTCTGCTGCACAGCCGTCAGTATAAAGCCCGTTGCGGATGGAGTCACAGTGATGTAGCCGGCGTTCCGCGCGCCGGCGACGATATCTTCGAAGTTCTTTGCGCTCGGGAAGGCGGAGTGGATGAATTGGTACGCCGACGAATAGTCGACTGAGCCTCGCTTCTGCACGAACCGGATGAAACGCTCGGCCTGGACGGAAGTCTGGGTGCGGCCGATTCGGGCGAAGACTTTGACCATGTCCTTCTCCAGGCCCGACACGGCGGCGTTGGCATCCTCCAGGTCCTTTCGAGTGATCGTCATGTCGTCGTGCTGGCTAGCGGCGATACACATCGCGGTCTTGTGGATGTGGGTCTGCTTGCGGGCGAGGTAGCCGGAGAAGCGATCGTCGTCTAATTCGTCGGGCTTGTTTTGCCAGTGGGTCTCGTACCACTCTTCGCCGAAGGCGGTTGCCGACGGGTCGATCCCGTAAGGGCCCACGAGAAGAGTTGCAATACGCTCCAGATCCTGTACAAGGGCCTGTTGTACTTCCGCCATCTCCTTAGGCATATGGCGAGCTGGGTACGCAACGTACTTTTCCTTCTCGTCAGCATAAACAAATAAGCAACGCGAAGTAAAACCTCCACCGATGACGTACTCGGGGAAGTTGCCGGCAATCCAAGCCGGTGTAGTACAAGCGATGAGATTGATGAAGGGATTCTCGACATTGTTCACTCCCGACCCCTTGGTGATCTTCTGGAAGGAGCCGACCTTCGAATCCCAGAGGCTCACCAGGAAGTCTATCTGCTCTCGATTCGAAGGGTCGATGAGGTTCCCAAACTCCGCGCTCTCGATCGTCATCGCCGACTGGACGAAGTGGTCGTCGCCAATCTGGAAGGTCTCGGTCGAGTTCTCAAAGGCGTCCACGAGGGCTTGCCAGGTTACAGCTTCGGGGCCGAAATTGACTCCGGGGATCTTTCGGAGGATTTGCATGGCGATGTTGGCTGTGGTACTCTTTGAAACGACGCCCGGTGGTGCCACTAAAATAATGTAAAAATTACAGAACCAACGGAAATAACCCATATCTATCCATACATGTCGTCGCAATGCTCCTGCAAGCGCAGCTATTCCACACCAATAGTGCATCCTGCGTGGAGCTTCAGAGAAGCTTGCATATTGCACGTACGCAGAGAGCCAATCGTCGAAATGACGCTCGGGCAGATTGCCGTTCTTAGCCACGAGTACGTATCGCAGCTTCTCTTGAGTTTTCGCTCCTGCGCATTAGCAATGCCCCCAGCTTCGTTCAGAGGTCTTGATAGACACCGGGATAACTAACGGATCCTCGTAGGGTACAACAACCTTGGCGCACTCCCTAATTCTCGGGAGTAGAGCTGTGGCTTGTCCCGTAGGGAATTGTCCTGAGAGACTATCATGGACTTGCAGGAGGACTTGGACTTCTGGGACCTCCCGATAGATGCGTTCCCAGATGCGATTGATGACGATTGAAACAGTGCTCTGCGGCACCCAGGCAATAGCTTCCGGGATGACGGTATCCACCCTATCGAAAATATACCATCGATATCCAAGTCGATTCTCAACGAACCTGCGTTCTTTAACTTGCTTGCTAACACGGTCATGCCAGCTCTTGATACCTGGATGCGCCCCGAACCAAATGCGCTGCGCTCTCTCAATCTCCTGCACAGATCTTCCAGTATGGCCAGCCATAGTCCTGGCCCCTCCCCCGTAGTTAGTCCCGTGACAGAAGACTTTGGCGAACTCGCGAAGGTGCGTTTGCGGGCCACGGTGCGCTCCATATCGGGGATGGGTTTCGGCTAGCTCTTCGAGGGGGGGAGGTTCTCGGCCGGAGATGATAAACGAATTAAGGAGATGTATATCCACTCCAAGCCGCATCGCCCTTTTGAGCGATTCATCTTCAGCTTCCCAACAGACAACGAAAAGGTCTGCCCTCTCCAGGTCCAGATCGAACCATGTAAAGCCAGGATCGGGGATGAAGATTTCCCTGATATTCGGAAACTGGTATGGATCTCCAATTCCGTCAAATCCTCCCCGAGCAGCAGCTCGACCAAGTGATTTAGACTTCTCGGAGGGGATGTTTTGGAGGTTGGTCCCAGAGCCGAATGCATTCTCTGAGCTGGAGAGACGGTAGGTCTTCGGGGCGGACTTGCCACTGGCGGAGCCTCCTATGTTATAAGCACAGCGCATGCGGCCGTCAGTATCAAGAGAACGGCAAAGAAAGTTAGACAGGAATTTACCCAACGTGCGTATGTCGGCGACCGCAGTAACAAGAGGGCGAAGGAGAGGTTCAATACGAACCAGCTTCTGAAGAGCGTCGTCATCGAGAGTTGGTCGTGAGGGTTCACCGGGTTTGCCTCGCTTCATCTGGAGGGGCATCTTGAAATCTTGATAGAATAGGGCATGCATCTGCTTGGGCGAGTCGGGGTTGAGAGGATGGCCGAGGACGGTCTGGAGGAAGACCTCCCGGCGGGCGATCTCGCTCTGAACCTCCATGATCAGCTCATCTCGCCGGCGGGTGTCGATCCGCACCCCCCGCTGCATGGCTTGCAGCACCGGCCAGAACATCGATTGTTGGAAGTCATGCACCCTTTCCAAGCCGAGACGGCGGATTGTCTCCAGCTCAACTTGGCCGACTTCATCGGTGTATACACAGTCCAGGCAGTTGTAATGCCAGAGCTCATCCTCCTTCATGTTCTTTTCCCAATCCTTCCCCTCCTCTTTCCAGAAGACGTAGTAGTCGGCGTACATGCTGGCCTGGAAGGCCAGCGACTTCGGCATGTCGGAGAAGATCGAGTGCTGGCTAATCATCGTGTCCTGGTCGACCCGAGGCACGAAGTGCCACCACCTCCAGGTGTATTGGCTGTCGTAGAGGATGTTCTGCCCTACGACTCTAACATTCCTGTGGGTAAGGAGGGCACAGAGCAAGCGGACGAGCTGTGCTTCTTCTCCCAGACTCCAATAGCCTTCTCTCCTCTCTGCGCACATGAGAGGGAGGCAGAGGGCATCGAGATAAGTCCACGAGATCCCTGCGCAAGCAATATGTCCCGCACGAGTTTCAATATCGAAGCTGATTCGCAATGGACGAGAAGCCACCTCTGCTCTTCCGATAAGGCTTCGGAGGAGAGCTTCAGCTTGATTGTAGTCTGGTCGAAGGATGAAGCGACGCTCGGGAACTGGATACGGAGATTCATCTCTAAAGCGGGCAGCTCTGCGAAGATCGTTAACTGTGATAGCTCTCCAATCCCACTGGCGGAGAACAGCTGCTGGGTGATAAGTAGGGATGCACTTTGGCTGGAGGGGAAGGTCGGCGAGGAGCATACTGCCGCGCCACTTGGTAATGCCCCACCGGCCGGTGAGGGCCCACATCGACGAATTGCCGACAGTAATGATGATATTAGGCTTAACAAGGGAGATCTCCTTCTGGAGCAAGTCGAATCCAGCCGCCACGCGGGGATCGACGAGCATATTGCGGAGTGGTACGAATAGTCTGGGATCAATGCCGGCGGCGAGCCGGCGTTCGTCCTCCTTGGTGAGCTTGCTGGTGAATTTGGCGCTCTTCCGGAGGAAGAGCGAGATGTCGTTCTTGGGAGGGCGCTCGCGGCAGAGGTTGGTGACGAAACATTCGCTGCGGGAGATGCCTGCCTCATGGAGCATGCGGTTGAGTTCCTGGCCGGAGGCGCCGACGAATGGGACGAGCTGGCGCTCCTCGTCAGCGCCGGGAGCCTCGCCGACGATCATCACTCGGGCGGGGACGGGGCCGTCGGGAGGAACCTGGATGCCCATCAATGCTTATATCCGAACGTCACTGTCGCAGTGATTGCCAGCGCACTCAGCCAGTAGCACATATCCGCCCACCTTCGATGGTAGGCCCACCAACAGGCGGTGCAGGTGTAGAGGGCCATGATGACGAGGTTGAAGGAGAGGAGTTTCATATGAGACCGTCCTTAATTGCACAGATCAGATTATTTATTTCTAGCGAATGCTCGGCCCTATCGACGGTTAGCTTCTTAAGGAGAAATAGAAGTCTAGCTCTATTCTCTCTGCTTTCAATCGAATAGTCGGGCTTCGTTCTGAACGCAGGCGCGGGAACGCCTACATCAATAATTTCTCTGGGCAGGACGATCCAGGCGACAGGGACAGTAGCTGGATTAGACCCCTTCATGATAATGATCTCTGCGACTACCGTCTCAGTCACGGTTCGATTAGCTACTACTAACGCTTCTCCCTT